ATTGAAATGTAAGTCTTGGTTTAACTTTAGGTCTAATTGTAATTGGTTCTCCCGCTTCCATAACTTCAGCCTTGTTAGGAAATGGATATCCTTCTCTATTTGGATGTTTTGCAGAAATAAAAGTATAAGTCATTGCTGCTCCCTCTGGCACATCCATGACCATACCCTTGAACAATCTAGAGCCTTTATCTCCAGTCCTATCAAATTCATAGATGTGATGAAATGATTTAGGAGCCTTTCTCGCCAAAGAGTCCATATAGGTGTCAAAGTAATTCTTGACAAGAAACGCTGCACCGCGACTAATTTTTCTTTTATTTGCAGGCTTGTTATAAGTTCTTTGTAATAGAGCGCCATCATAATTTGCTAGTGCTAAAACTTTTTCTGGAAACATTCCTGTATTAAATGCTTTTGCTTTAGCCATTATTGAAGCACCTGAACTTCTTGTCTCATTAGTACTGTTTCATATTCTATAACCCTGCCATCAAAATTCATGACTGGAGTGCTTCCTCTTGGCTCAAAGATCGTGGAATTCTCAAATCCGCCTTCGGTAGATGGGTCCTGATTTTCTTTGTATATAACTTCAAATTCATTTCTAATATTAACAACTCTGCGGTCAGACGGAATAACCTCTGAACTTCTTAATTTAACCATAGAATTAAGAATATTTACATAATTTTCAATATCGAAACTGGTTGAATTTTCTCCGACACCTCTACGCAAAATGGCTCTTGCCATGCAGTCAATAGTTTTTTCATATATCCATGATTTTGTTACTTTACCAATAGAGTCTTGGTCGATTAAAGCAATGTAAATATCTGCTTTCATTGTATATGCTGTGCCAGCGATACAATTAGCCATTTAAATCACCAGATATCTTGGCTGCAAGTATTTGGCTAAGAGGTTGTCTACCATAAGGTTTCCTGTCCCTGTGGCAGCATCTGGGGCATATTTAATATCGTATGAGTCATTGGACAACTGAGCGATATTCTTATTACGAATATTGAAGTCATTGCAAAGATAGTCTTCTACCAAAAGAGCCGTCGCCAACTCAATATCGGAGGGGACATATTCGTATCCGAATACACCTTCTACACGATATAAGTAACTCTTCTTAAACTGACCATCATAATAGAATACAGAAAACTTTGGATACTCTAGCATTTCTTTATTCTTTTCGCTAGTATTGACAATCTTGATTCTATCTCCAGAGGTGCCGATTTCAATTGGGTACTCAAACTGGTATGTGGTTGAATCTACTTCATAGGTTAAAATGTCATCCTCGTATATTTTAGAAATACTAATTATATTGTCATTGAACTGTAAAATATCTGTGTTGTTTCCATAAACATCTATAGATCGATATTCTTTATAGAATCCAAATCCAAGGAATCCGTCAATTGATAGCCTCGCCATTTTTTCAAGTCTTTGTAGGTTAGTTGCAGAAGCAGATGAGGGTATGTCCGCCAATTCTCTTATTCTGGCTTCAGTTGCGTAAGGTCTTACAAGCCCCGCATAAACAATATTAACAAGTGATGCAGATGGATTGATCTCTTGATACGTTATTTTAATATTACGATCATACTGCGTTGTAGTGCTATTTAATGAGACTGTGAATGAAGATGCTGAAATAGAAGTGGCGCTTCCTGTTTGTAATTCTAGGTTAGTGTCTAGGTCGGACACGGTGAATAGAACACTTGCTGCACTTGCGCCTGTTGTGTTATAAATAATGTCTAAACCAGAATTGTCTTTTCGTAGGTATTCTAACATTCAGCACCACCGTTATAGGATAATTCTATTTTACTACACATTGCATATGGAGAAGGGGCCGATATATATCGACCCCTTCCCCACAAAGCATATTTAATTATCAGCCAGTTACGGCATTAGCCTTAGCCATTGCGGAAAGTTCCTCAATGTTGAGACCCATGCGGACGTAAACTGTGTACTCTACGGTGTCTTTCTTTGGCTTGAACTCACGATGGACAGTAACATCTCTCTGGAAGCCCCAGATTCTGTTCTGTGGGAAGGTGAGGTCAACGTAGTGATCTGGGTATAGTGGAACTTCCATAACGGGAATACCGAAAATGGAGGTTGTCATACCAGCAGGACCACCGACGCGAGGCTGTGCGCCACGAAGGATACCAGAAGCGATATCCTCAGGAACGCCACCTGAGCCAATCTGACGTAGATCCGTAAGAAGTGTTTGCACGTTCTTTGTGGAAGCGTAGAACTTCAACTCTTGACGACGAGCCTTGAACTTACGGGGCAGGGCGTTGTAAAGTTGCTCAAAGAAGGCGATTGCGGAACCACTCTTGACCTGACCTGCAGTAGTTGCAGCGGTGAAGAATGTGGATGCTGTGGTTAGGGTTGCAGCGGTACCGAAGTGGTTACCACCAGCAGCGCCGTCAGCCAACTTAACGAACCCATCAATTGTGTATGGGTAGGTTGTGCCAGCATATGATGCAGTACCCTGAGCAGCAAGACCATTGATGGCAATGTCTTCAAGATCGTTACCGAATTGACCAGCCATTAGGCGGACAATGTGATCTTCAAGAACGGAGCCTTCAATGTTATCCTCAAGTGCCTCAGTTGAGAGTTCGTAGTCCAAGCGGAACTTTGTGGTGACGATTTCAACCTTGGTGAACTGAGCACCACGGTTTGCGTAACCTGTTTCGCCTGCACCAGCATCAAAGACGTTCTCACTTGCTTGTGATGCCTTGCGGATCAAGCGTGTACCGACCTGAATCTTATCGAATTCAGCGGTGTTTGAACGCATGACTTGTCTACGACCATCGTTACCTAGGACCATCTGATCAAACACATAGTCTAGGAATCGACGGGATTGTTCTGGAAGTAGCACGCCACCATTCTGAGTTAATGGGTTAGTGGTCAAGTTCTCCATATCACCGCTTGAAGCGAGATCTGAGATAATTGCACCAGTACCAACATTTACTGCGGCAGCGGCCTTATTAATTGCGTCACTCATGTTTTTCTTTGCACCTCTCTTTCTGTTTTAAATTAGTTAAATACTTCTGCGGAACTGAGGAAGCGTCCGCCCCATACTGATTTCTTCATTATGGGCTGCTCTGGGATACTGGATTCCAGTTCACCAGACTTCTTAATTGCCGTTTCTTCTTCTACTGATTCGACGCGATTTGCGATTTCGACGGTAGCAGAATTAAGTTCGGCTAAACCTTTGGTAACCTCTTCATACTTTGACTGAAGTTGACCAATCTTTTCATCGACTGCCTTGGCAAGTTCGACTACTGCGCTGGAAAACTTCTCAAGTGATTCGGTATTTGTTTCGACGGACTTATTAATTGTCTCTTCTACGAAGGACTTAATATCGCCAAGGGCCTTCTCCATATCAAAAACTTCAGAGGTAGTGTCGGCGGCAACTTCAGCCTCAACACCATCGGACTTAGCCATTGCAAGGGCTTCCGTAACAACGTCCTCTACAGTTTCTTCTACTTCAAACTCCACTTCTTCAGAAGTTTCGTCTGTTGCCTCGGCGGTGTCAAGTTCTTCATGGCTTGTTTCGTTGTCAGCCATTTCAACACCTCCTTCTCGTTTTTGTAAAGTCAGTTCATTTTCCTCTGAATTGTCTGACTTTTTCGTTGACAATGGGTGACCCTTTGGCAACAAATCTGTGTCATATGGTCTGTTCTTGTATTTACCTGATTCTACCGCCTTCAAGAATCCTCTGACTCTTGCATACGCCCATTCCTCAGGAGAAAAGTCTTCCGATTTAGCGGCGGGATTGTTGTTAAATGCCGCTACGCCGCGTTCAAAAACTTTACGCAGCATATCGAATTCGACAATTCTAGAATTAACATTACCATATTTTTCATTATGCTGAGAAATAAGATCGTTTAATTCATCAATGTCTTCATTAGAAATTGACTTTTCGATCTTTCTCTTAGCCGCAACTTTAAGTTTAATTAGTTCAGAAACGTCCTTAGTAATTATAGTTTCTGTGGGTCTAAATGCATTTTCATGTGACTTATAAAGTCTTACTGCCGCCGTTGTATTTTCTAGTACATCTACACGACCCTTGTTTAGTTTGCCGCCCTCTTTGAATGCTACATAATCGCCAGACTTGACCATTCCATCTTCTCTACGATATGTTCTTTTCTTTCTGCGAGGTGCCCTTGGAATGCCTCCAGGTAGACCTTGCTGGGCATTACGATTGGGAGTATTTTCACTAGTTACTGTTTCTTTTTCTACTTCATCTTCCATCTTTTCTGTAAGACTTGAGATTCTTCTTAGGGTGCTCATCTTGTGACCAACTTTTCTGTCAGTCGCAGCCCAGCCATCTGCACCCTTTCTATAAACAGTAATCAAAACTGCGGGGTCATCCTCTTCTGCATTAATGGTAAAGTCAGAGTCTGGAACATCGATTGATCCTGACCGGGCAATTCTAGTAACTTTACCTCTTGCAGTACCGCCGCTTGAGTTCCAGGAAACAAAATCGCCAACTCTTAATGAGTCGGCTTTGGAAAGGAACATGTCTACTAGTTTTCCTACTTCTTCATTCTTTTTAATGTCGTTTGACTCAACCCATCCTATTTCGTTCATATTAGATGAGCATACAGGGCAGGATGCTGAATCTGATTTTTCTGAAACAGCAATTTTATCTGTTGGGCACCAAAAAACACTTTCTACTTCCACCCCAGAGGCAAAACCAGAAGTTACAGTATGATCTCCAAGTTTCTCAACAGATAGGATGTTGGCAAGTTGATTGGCGGGGGAGTCTACTAAAGATAATTCCATAAGTTCAAAATCTTTAATAATTCTTACTGACTCTCCGCCTTCTTCTTTATCAACTTTGTTTTCGTAGTCTAAAATTCTACCGCCAATGGAGAAACCTGTAAGGGTGCCATCTAAAACCTTCTCCCAGGTATCCTGAGCGCCTTTACTAACATAGGCTGAAACGAATACTCCCTTATATGTATTATTAGAGTTATGGTCAAAGTACTGCCTTGTTTCAAATGAAAGTACCTTTCCTACCGCCTTTTTTGAATCATGCTGTTCTCTTAAATTTCCACGGAACTGCTCAAACGCCTTAATGGATGCATCAAGGGATACCACATCGTTTTGCCTATCTACATTGTCTAATGTAGCAAATCCATGAACCATTCTTTTTTCTATATCTACTTTAGAGATGGGCATAGACAGATGGATGCTTGATCCATCTATAGCCGTTTTAGTATCAAAAAATTTCTGCATAACAATTCAATTATATTATATTTAACCTTATTATTGTTGCTGTCTTCCGTCGCCCATGGTTGCTCTTGGCATTTCTGCGGCATCTGATTCATTAGCCTGCCGCTCCTGATCTCTAACTCTATTTCTAGTCGTTTGAGCAGTTTGTTCTGCGCGAGCCTGGGCATTAAGAACTACAGGTGTATCGCCATCTGGTAACGTAGACATTCCAAGTCTTTCACGCACCTCATTGGGTACGATTACCTGCATTCTCAAGTATCTTTCGTCAATCTTAGATCTGGTTTCCTCATCTGTAAGAGTTAGTTCATTAAACTCAAATTTGAAAGAGTCAGTCTTTTCTTGAATAATCTTATTAAT